CTTTTCCTCCTCTTCCTGCTCCTCGTCCTCTTCTGGCTTCTTTTTCTTGGTGTCTGTCATATCCTTCTCCAGCCCCGCTTTCACGCGGAGCGATTTGACGACCGCCATTACAGCAGCCGAGTTCACGGCGTCGGGATTGCTCGGAATACCCACCGCCGACACCTCCCAGAGGCTCGCATCGTCGAAAACAAACCCGCCGCCCTGCTTGGGCGTGGATTTGGATGCGGCGAAACCGACGGAAAACCCGATCGGGAGTCCCGCTGAGATTTTGCGGGCGAGGCTGTCGCCGATCCAGTTATCGGGCTCCAGGAACGCGGTGCCGAAGAGGGCCGATCCCTCGATCTCACCGGCGATCCATGCGCCGACCATGTCGAGCGCTGCATAGAGTCTCGCGCCCGACGGCTGGTATCCGTGATCCAGATACAGCGGCACTTTGCCACTATCCAGATCGCGTTTCAGCGCCTGCAGGCCGGACTGCGAAAACTCGTCGCCGTCACGGTCAACAGACGTCGAGCTGATCGGTACCCGGATCATCGTGACCTCGGGCCCGCCCTCGACCAGTGCCTGCCTCCAGACCCGGACATCACCCGTTGCGGGGGTGTACGTTTTGATTGTCAGATTTCCCATGTCTGTACTCCTATTGTTTCCAATCGTCTTGGGTTCAGTCCGGTTCAGTATTGGAACCGCGCATGACTGCGAGGTATCCGCCGATGCACATCACCGATATGCCGACGGAGATCATCACAAAATCGAGCCACATCTCACCGTAATCGTTGAGCGTGACGAGGATCGATCCGCCCGAATGCGACGCTATCAGCGCGGTTGCGAGCACTACGGACGCAAAAAACGCACCGATCCACGTGGCGAGCCAGACCAAAAACGGGATGTGGCGGGTCACGCCTGCGCCTCGACCTCTACCCCCGCCGCTGTCAGCGCGTAATCGAGGATCTCCGCCTCGATCTCTGCGAGATACGCCGCGCCTGCTGCTGTCAGGATCTGTCGTCCTGATTCGTCGCGGGTGACGTACGCGGGGTTGGGGAGTGCCCACGGGGTGACGATCTGCTCCTGATACTCCCACCGGATACCGTCCTCTGTCTCTACCCGTTCGATATCCCACCGGACGAGGAGCCGTGCCTGTCCCGATTTGATTTTATCGACCCTGATCACGTCCGGCTCGGTTGTGCTGTATACCAATTTGGCCATCTATACCACCCCGGGGCGGAACTCGAGGCGGGCGCCAACAGTCCGATCGGAAGTCGCAACCGCGTAAGTCGCATTCCGGAAACCGGGACCCGCATACAGTCCATAGCTCCAACGGCCTCCCGCCAGCAGGATTCTGTTGGAGCTGGTCGATGCATACCACCCATCACAGAGGTATCCAGACGTTGATCCGGCGGAATGATCCGAATTGTCCGGCGCAAACATGAGGCAGCCGAGCGCGTCCGATACCAGAGAGACCGGATATACCCACCCGCTGGACGCCGCCTGCACAAGCCCGGTTCCGCTCTCAAATGTGCCCGCGCCCGGGGTCTCGGTGAGTTTGCCGTCTGTGTCGGAGCCAGATCCGTCCCGTTTGGTGATCCTGTATGTCCCAGCGCCATCTGTTGTGACGAGCATCCCGATCAGATACTCCCAGATGTTCCCCCACGGGTTTTCTATTCCTCGCCATACGACCGGAGTGGTCCCGTTTGTGCCGGTTCCTGTGCCGGTTCCGTTTGTGCCGATATTGGTATCCGCGCTGTCGGCTCCGGTGAGTTCGCCAGCGAATCCTGTTCCGGACGATTTATCAACGATTCCCTTTCCGAGCGCGGTCTGTAAATCAAACGTGCCATACTCGATATACATCAGGAGTTGGCGTGCCGGAACACTCCACGGGTTGCCGACACCTGCGCCTTTGCTGAGGTTGTTGCCAAACGATTCGAGGTCGTCCATATCAACGGCGTAATTGGCGTTGGCTGTGGCGGCTGCGACGCTTGCAAACGTAACTGCTCCGACCTGTAGCGCCTCCGCGTCGGTAAACACCGCATTTCTGGTTACGGATGACGGACGACTGAGATAAATTATCCCTGCTGCGTCTGCGCCCCATGTGCCTGACGCCGTATACACACCCTCAACAATACCCTGCTGTCCTGAGGTTGCACCGGCGACTGTCTGCCCGATTGTGGGTTCTGATCCCGTGCCGCCAGAGAATCCGAGCCGGAATATACCATCCGACACACCGGATCCACCCGTCCACGGCTGTCTGCCAGTTGCGGATGCGAGATAGAGCGTGTTGTCGTCGCTCTTGACGCGGAATGATCCCTCGTATGCACCGCAGTACATCAGCGATGTTGCGCCCGATCCGTTGCCGCGCTGGTTGAAATGCGGGTGCACCTCGAATCCCGGTGCCGGTGTCGGGGATACCCACCAACGGTAGCGTTTGAGGTGCGGGAGCGCCTGATACCGGACGTAGAATATCGGCTCTCTGACGAGCACATCACCAGCGCTACCGTCGAGTGTGAGACCGTCACCACGGGCGTTTGTGCCGTAGGTGATCTCGCCGGTTGCCCGGTCTCGTACACACCGCCACCTACCACCGAATACCGGGTGTGCGTCGAAATACCCGACACCGGGCGTTGTCGCGTTGCCGTTGGCGTCGATATGCGTGAGTGTCGGTGAGCTGGACGAGGCGTCCCACTCGACACCGATCACCTGTGTTGGGAGATCCGGTGTCTGCCAGTCTACGCCCGTCCCGGTGCTGGTCAATACCTGACCGGTTGTGCCGATCGTCTTTTTTGCCCATGCTCCGGCCTCGCCGACGATCAGATCGCCTGCGTCCGGTGTCAGTCCCTCCACAGTTGCGAGCGTGTGCGGGACGCCCGGTGCTACGTAGACGGTCGTTGTCGTCGCCGGGTACCCGACGATCCGCAGCACCGTGCCCGTGCCGCTTGGACGTGTCTGTGTGAGCGCTCCGGGTGTGATTGGTGATAGGTAGACGGGCGTTCCGACCGTCCACGACCACACCGGGTTCTCGACGTATCCGAGCTTCAGCACGGTGCCCGATTCGTCGACAGCGCCAGCGCTGAGTGCGATACCCAGATCGCTCACCGATGTCGATTCACTGTTCGCGGTGGCACGTACCCATTTTCCTGAGTTCGCCAGATACACCACATCGCCATAGGCGACGGTGCCACCGTATATTGCGGCGATTTTCACGCCACTGCTTCCTGTTGTCATAGTCCCTCCTGTTTTCTCCATTCGTACAGCGTCGCTTTCGAGATTCCGAGCGCGTCAGCTGTCTGATTTTTGCTCATCGTTCGTTCGTGCCGGATCAAGAGATCGCGGATCGTCTCACCGGGATCGCCGTGCGTGTCGAGGATCTCCTGTTGCCGGGTGGATGGCGGCGACGAGATCGACAGACACCGGATCGACCGGAGCCCATCAGCATCTGCTGGCAGATCGTCGCGGAGAACGAGCCGCTGGCTGCACATGCAGTTAAACGGCTGATCGTCGCCGACAACGAGCGCCTGCCTCGGATACTCGCGTGGCTGACCACGGACACCGAGCTGAGGCACCTCGAACGACTCATCGACACCGACGATCACACCGTGCATGGCCGCGTGCCAGGGTCTCGTTCGACCGTTGATCTTCCGGCTCATCCACTTTTTACCGCCGACGAGGTCGGGGACAGCCTCTGCGAGCGCCTGCGAGCCTCTCCGGGAGCTGCTCATGATCTCTGTCCTTGCGACGAGCCGGGCGTGGTTCTCGCTGAGACTATCCACGGTCTCCCTCAGAGCCAGCCATGCGTCAGTGACGTTGCCTCCTGACCCGACGATCCGCACCAGTGTGTCACGGACACGATCCCGGATCGTCTGCGTGGTGTTCCTCATGTTGATCGCCGCCATCTCTCTCAATTGGCGGAACGCGAACGTATCGCGGATGTTGAACCGTTTTGCGCCGTCTGGATATACGAGTTTGACGACGAGACCGCCTGCGCGTTTCGACAGCTCACCCTCCAGCTGCTGCTCTTCGAGATCCGCGCCCCGCTGCATTGCATCGGCTCGTGCGTCGTCTGTGGCTGAGAGGAGCGCGTCTGTCAGATCGATCCTGCTCACGATACCCTCGATATCAAGTGCCGGTGTCTCGTCGTCGGTGCCTGGGTATTCAGCCTCCAGCTCCGCGATCAGAGGGTCCAGCTCGGATCTGATCGTCGCCGAAACCTGCCGGTGGAGTGCGGCGATTCGGGATCGCCATTCCGGCGGCTCCTCTTCAGCCGTCGGTCGTTTCTCGATCTCCGGTGCGGGTGCTCCGAGATACAGACCGCCACCGAAAGCGGGTTCAGGTACGTTATCGAGCCCGACGATCTCAGATGCGATCCATTCCGGCTGGGTGCGGCACAGCGACTCAAACAGAACCAGAGGCATGTCGCCCCACGGTACCGGATCGTCTCCGCCTGCTGCGAGGATGCGGTTCGGGGTTGTGAGTCCCAACCTCAGATCTGTCCTCTCCTCGTCGCGCCGGATCCGATCCATGAGGGGGTTGTGCGGGTCCCAGACAAACTGGAGCTCGCCGCCAACGTCCCAATATTGCTCCAGATACGGCAGGATACAGCGGTTGATTGCGTTCCTCAGCAGCTCCAGCAGTGGGAGCGTCGTCTGTCTCCAGACCGCTTCTGTCTGCTCCTGCATGGTCGAGCGGTTGACGTCCTGGACGTACCCGACCTCCCCCGACGACAGCCCGAACGTCATCCAGACGAGGTTGTTATACCATTCCTGTGACTGCAAAAATTCGAGCTCACGAGGCGATGCCCTGAACGGGATCCACTGGAGGTTCTTGGCGTTGAGGATCGGGAGTTTGTGTGGTTTGCCGGCGATCTCGTCGCTCCAATACTCCCGGAACCGCTCGATCTCGTCCTGCGACGATTCGACGAGATTGAGGGCGCCTTCGGGGATCTCGTTTGCCGGGAAATATTGGAGGTTGCTGCTGTCCTGGTTGAGCAGGATCTCAACGAGCCGCTGCACTTTCTGTACCCTGCTCCACCCGTAGACGGAGTACGTCCGTGGGTTTTCCTCGACCCAGACGAGCTGATCGCGGCTGAAGGGCACCGGTGTGATCGCCTGATATGCGCCACGCCACGAGGTGCCCGGCAGGATGTCGGTCTGCGTCTGGTGCGACCACATGCCAGCCTGCATGCCGACCTGGTAGTATGCGGGTGTATCGTCACCGGGTGATGGGAGTCGCCCGAATTTGTCCGGGCTTTTGGTGAACGTGGCACCGTCGCGTGCGTAGATCTCGGAGATCCACCCGCTCTCATCGGGCACGAGCTCCAGCACACCGGCATCGATTGTCAGGATGTCGTTGAGCCATTCGCGGCAGAGCTTGTCGAACGTCGTTGGGTTGCTGTTGAACCCGCCGTCGAGGAACTCTGTGATCTCGTCGGCTGCTCTACCATGTCGCGCTGTCGGTGTGATGCCGTCAGCTGGTGTGATCGCCCATTCGCAGGTCGTCACCTGTCCGAGGATCCGATCCATGGGGATCGATACCGTGTGACCGGCAGCCATCCTCCGGACTGTCTCCAGATCCTCGTATCGAGGCACACCCCGCCCCGGCGACCTGAATATCTGGTTGAGCGCCCGCGCTCTGGGACCACCGCCGCCCGATTGTGGGTTGAGCGTGCCCGGCTGTTTCGAGCCAGTGATTAGTTGTCGTAATTGTTGTAGTAATGTCATGCCACCTCCTATCTCCTGCTGACGGAGCCGAATGAGAGCCCGTTTCTCCGACCACCAAGTTTGGCAAACGCGCCCGAGCAGGCGTCTATCTGGTCGTCGTGCGTTCCTGAGCTTGGAAACCGTTCCGCCTCATACAGGAAATCGCGGTTCCAGTCGCCTCTGACGAGCCTGACGAGGTGCTTCTCGCACGCGGACGAGAACGGGCCCGCACGGGTGACCTTGTCGCCGGTGCTCGGGATGCCAGTGAATGTGTGGCCCTTGAACACGGTGCGAGCGAGGTATTCGACGACCGCTTTGCCAGCACTACCCGGCTCCTGCTCGACACCCTGCTCCAGTGCTACGCCGTCGATCTGTGCGGTCTGTTGCATCAGGGTGTCTCTCGTGCCGGTGGATTTCCGGAACCGCTGGATATCGACGATCCAGTATCTGCCGTCGTGTTCTGCGAGGAGAGCTCCCACTGTCCAGTCGGGATCGCGGTTCTCCGGGCCCGGTTCCGTCGCTGCGAGATCCCACCACCTGACACGTTTTGCAGCCGGTGGGACGTCTGCTGCATCGACGATCTCAAACCATTCCCGCCGGAAATAGAGGCCAGGTGCGGGTTTCGTTTTCCAGTTGCCACCGAGCAACCGATCGCGCTCAACGGCGTCAAGTGCGAGCAGTTTCGCCCGGTAATCGGGGTCGGCCTTGATGAGTGCGGGGTTGTCCTCCAGGCGGGCCGGGATGAACGTGAGTGACGTAGGGGCGAAGTCGTCCTGGTCAACGCGATCCTTGACGCTCCTCTCATACAGGTCGTCGGGCGTGTCGCCCCAGAACAGGGTGTCGTCGATCCGCTGGAACCACCGGACGACACCAGACCGACTAGGGATCGGGTATCCGTCCTCACCGACCCACCACCCGATCAGGTCGTAGACCCATGATTCCGGATCGGGGTTGCATGTTGCCCGGACGTATGGCCTAACCCCGGACGTCGACCGGTTCCGGCTGAGCATGTAGAAAAATTGGTAGCGCGTGAAATGGGTCAACTCGTCGAACCCGATATACGCGATCTGTGCTCCCTGCCACGAATGGACGTCGTTCTCCATCTGCAAATGAGCAAACCGGATCCGGGTGCCCTTGGGAAACGTCCAGTCTCTGGAGTTCTCACGTGGTTCTGCTCCGAGGTATCGATAGAGTTTTTTCGACTCGTCCCAGAGGCCGCCCTCGTTGGTGATCTGAGGAGTCTCCCGGCGGAATATGACGCCGCCGAAGCCGGGGGTTTTGATGTGCCTAACGGGGTCGAGGAGGAGAGCCCAGGTTTTCCCACCGCCCGCTGCACCGCCGTAGATCGCGATGTCGGCGGGTGACGACAGGAACGCTTCCTGTGGGCCCGGTTGTGGCCGGATCTCAATCGGGTCCGTTCCGGCCGTTGTCGGGGACGTAGATTTTCACCTCCGTCTGCAAGCCCGTGATCTCTGCTCTCTGTGGTGCATCCAGACCGAGCAGTTTCGCGCGCCGCTCCTGGATACGGAGACAGCGATCGATCGCCGGGAGATCGCCTTTAAGCGCCTTGGCGTGTGCGACCCGCCACAGTCCATCCAGTCGGTGGAGTTCGATGTTACGCACCTCTTCGGCTTCCTCCGTACATGTCTTCGCGATGATCTCGAGGTATTTCTGGACGTCCCGCCGGGCCGTCCTCCCGCTCACACCGAGCTCGGCGCCGATTGCCGGATATGATAGCCCGTTTTTCCGGAGCCGCAGGCTCTCTACCCTCCGCTCAGCAGCGGTGAGTTTTTTTGGTGCTGTCGGGGATACCGCCCCGTTGAGAGCATGTCCGGCCACCGCGGTCACCGCTGGATCTGGAGCGTGTATTCGGTCTCCTCTGTCCAGACCACAGACGATAACCCGTCTGCGGCGGTGCGGGTGTACCCCTGCATGACCCTGATCCCTACGCTATCGCCTGCGACGGTATCGGAATATTTCCAGAGCCTGAACGAGATCGTCCAGTCCTTGTTGAGAGCGTCGCTTGTGAGCGCATCAAAGTTTTTGATCTGTGTCTCCTCGTTACCGACCTGGACTCCGATGATGATCGCGCCCGCGTTGTCGGGCCGACCGACGACGGCGATCCTGTTGATATCGGGATCGATCTGAGTGGCCTCCACCCCGGAGATCTGCTCCAGTCGGTGGATCGCGAAATGACCGATCCGTGCTCCGTCGGAGTAGATAATCTTCGGTGTCGGGGTTGGGGCAACCGGCACCGGGGGCCTCTCCTCGATATATCCGTTCTCGATCACATATGGCCCCTTGCTCGTTTCGATTTCGTATCGCTGGAGACCCGCAGTTTCCATGGCTGTCACGTAGGAGAGGATCGCCGTCTGCTCTGCGATCGGGAGTCCCGTCAGGATCTCAGCATACTGTTTCTCGCCCATTTTCCAGGAGGCGTCAGCGAGGTATTTGTTTCCGTCCGTGGTGGTCGTGGTCGTATCCGCAGGGTTGAGAAAAGAGAGCGCGGATTTCAGCGACTTGATATCCTGCGTTTTGAGCCAGGCGACGACACCGCCGATGACGGCGATGAGCCACCCGGCGACTGTGGCAACATCAAAATCCATGCGTGTGATTAGGACACATTAAATGATAAATAGCGGTCAATATGGAGGATTGTGCAAAACCTCCATATTGATAGGTGTTTATATAGGAGGAGAAAGACCGAACTTGCGCTTGAAGTGTTCCACCGCGATCCGGTAGACGTGCTCCTCAAACCGTCGCTGCTGCTCTGGTGTCAGCCCGATTGTCGGCACGATGAACATGTTCCTGTGTAGTGGTGGATTCGTTTTCGTGGTGAGGTATCCCGGTTCGTCGCCTCTCCACCAGTTGCCGCCTCCGATGGGCGGGGAATCCACCCACCGCCCTTTCTCGAAATGTCCGCTCATTCGTCCTCCGCGCCAGGAAACGGAACCGTGCACACCTTAAACGGTGGCACCCGCCCCTTCGTCAAATACTCAAGATCTTGGATCATATCTTTTACGCCAAATACGATAATAAATTCCTCGACGTCGTGCTCGAACAATCGATTGATCTGATAGTCTCCCCACCGCACCCGGAAGTGGTGCCCGATATACTCGCGCATACCACCCTCTCTCTCCTGCCATTCTCCCCACCACGAGATCTCAACGTTGTGCCACCCCGCGAGCTCCTCGAGCTCTCGTACCGTTTCCGCGCTAAATCCGCTCATTCGTCCTCCATCCGCTCGAACTCGTCGCATATTTGATCCCAACCGTTGTAACAGTCGTATTTCTTGCATTCTGCGTCGCCGTCCCAATCTGCCCGCCCGTGTTTGCAGGATGTGCAGGTGTCGGCGGCTCTCAGGTTCGGTGGTTCTGGTCTCGTCATACTCTCTCATCTCCCCACGCATAGATAGGTTTTCTCGTCGTTCTGCTGCTGCAACGCCTGTCTCACGATCTCGTCGTGCGTGATCGTGTGGATCGGTCGCCCGGTCCGCGCCGCGATCACTAGCCTGGCACGCCACAGGAGATCCAGCGTTTCCGGTGATACCCCGATCCGGTGCCTCTGCGTCATCGGCTCAGCTCCGCCATACGCATCCCGATCGCAGTCATGTAGAGCTCGACTCTCCTCTTCCGGTGCTCTGCCTCGTTGAGCAGCTGCTTGAGTCGGTTGAGATCGTTGATCTTCTGCAACTCCCAGGCGCGGGGGCAGTGTGTGTTCATCGCCCCACCACAGACCACACAGGTGTTGTACCTCACCTGTTTTGCGGCTGCCTCCTGGTGTGTTCGTCTCGGAACACCAAGTTGTTCCAGCCGCCGACGCACCCAC